TACTGTATAGCTCCGTGTCGTTGATGTAACGCAGTATCGGTTCACCATCAGCAAAACGCGAGTAGGTACGCAACCCACCGAGGCAACGGATGATGTGTTTGTAGATAAACAAGCCACTCCCGCCAACGTCGCCGAGCGTTAAACTGAAGTCAATGTCTTGGAGGTTGCCCAAGTCATCGCTAGCTGTGAGGTTGACAGCTGTTGGGAAGGGTTCGTCATTGCGCTCCACCTGTTCCGCTAGGATGACACCGCGCCAGTAAATTGTATTGTCTCCGTCGGGATCGCGGTATATGTCCAGCAACAAGCGCCCTTCCTCAAAGCTGTAGAGCAGGTCTAGCGTTTGCGTGTGCGCGGCTACCTGCTCAAATAAGGTGAAGTCTACACTGCTGCCAATGATAGGCTGATGCTCCTGCTCGTTGTTGCCGCTGTAGCGTAGGACAAAACCTTCACTGCCCAGCTTGAATTCGGTGGCGTTGGCCGCGTCCCATGTGGCGTTTGTGTCATAGATACTGACGCGCCACGCGGTGCCTTTGTCGTCTTGGAATTCGCTGTATAGTCTTTCGCCTGCCATCAGAAACCTCTTACGCGGTTGCGGTCAAAATTGGCGCGCTCGTTGCTAATCAAGATGTCACGCCCGTCAAGCCTACCCGTCACCGTTACGTTGCTGCCGCCCATCATATCGCGCAGCTTGTCCAGCGGTGCGACCACCTCTGGGTTGATGGCTGACGTTCCTGGACCCTCGCCGACCATGGCCAATGAAGCGCCCGTAAACATTCCACCTTCGGCCATTTGTGGGACGCCCAAGCCGCCCATCATAAAGCCGCCAAAACTTTTGGCACCTGTTGCAGCCAACGCCTTCGATGACCCGCCAGTGAATACCATCAACGCCGCAAACGTGGCAGCCAAAGCAATCGCCCGCTTTAGCAAGCTCTCTAACATTTGCTTCATGACTTCATGGAAGCTGTGTGATTTGTCTTTGATGTTGTCAAAGGCTGCGCTGACCATGCTACCCATGAAGTTGAACACCTGGCCCGTCATCTGACTGGCTTGCGCTAGTCGTTTTAGCTTCTGCGTGCCGTCCTCAATGCGCTGCTGTTCGTCCTCATCAAATACTGGGCTTTCTTCCTCCATGGCGACCATCTCCATGTGGCCGTCAGTCACGTCACCCATTGCGGCGCGCACATCTTGCAACGCCTCCGCGTATTCATCCTCACTGAATGTCACTGCGCCCGTTGCCGCTGCCAATTGTTCGCGCGCGGTAATCAAAGCAGAAGCCGCCTTGAATTGCTTGGCAAATTCTTCTTTGGTTTGGGTGGGTGCCGTTGTGGGCGTTGCCGCTGGCGCATCCGGCAACGTACCAAATGCCATGGCTTCATCCAGCTTGTCCAACATGGCCGCAGTTCCTGCCAAATGACCCGCGGCTTGATCGCCCAGCTGAAACTTTAACACCCTCGCCAAATCCACCGCGGCATCCATCTCTTCGCGCAGCGCTGCGGCGTTGCCCTTGTGGACCGTCTTGTATTTTTGTCTCAGGTCGAAGGCTTCTTCCCTCGCCTGTTGCAAATCATCCTCACCAAGACTGGCGCGGTTTAGTTGCTCTGTAAAGTCATCAAGTAAATTGGTCGTCGCCGCCAGGAGTCCGCTCTTTTCTGCAAAATTTCCCAGCGCTAAAGTAATGTTGTCTAAGGCTGTCGAAAATTTACCGCTTACCGTTTCCGACAGGTTCTCCATGGCGCCATTAGCGAAGCCGCCTTCCTCGGCCATCTTCGCCAGAGCTGCGTTGTACTCGTCGACGCTAACCGATCCCGCACCAAATTCCATATTGGCATCACCGGTTACCTCGCGCAATGTGTCAAAGATGGGTATGCCGCGCTCGGCCATTTGGTTCAGGCTCTCCAAGTCAACCTTACCCTTGGCCTGAACCTTTGCGAAGATGGCCGCGATGTCGCTGATACTGTTGCCTGATGCCGCGGCGATGTCACCGAGCATGCGCAGACGATCGTTGACGTCGTCGACGCCCGTACCTACCGCAATAAGCTGGCGCGCACTGCGGCTGACCTCCTCCAATCTAAATGGCGTGGTGGCGGTGAACTTGTTCAGCTTGCCTACCATCTCGGCGGCGCCTTCTGCGCTGCCCATAATTGAGCGGAACCCAACGCGCAACTTCTGCAAGTCTGCGCCGCTCTTTATGATAGCTGTTAACCCAGCACCAACGCCAGCGGCAATTGCCATTCCTGCCTTACCCGCCATGGCGGAAATCTCTCCAAAGTTTCTTTTGAAGTTGGACTTAGTGCGGCGCAGGTCCGCGTTGAGTTTAGTCAGGCCTTTCTTACTCAGGCCAATGACCAGCTTTAAATTCTTAAGTAGTGCCATTTGCTAGTTGCTTGATTGTGTCGGCCAGAAGTTTGTTGCTGCGCTTCTTCTTCTTCTCTCGCTTCTCCCACGGAAAGATAACAAGGTCACGCGGCTTGATACTCTGACCCTTCTTGGAATGCGGTTGCATCATGATCGTAGCCAGCCACCTGGTGCGCTCCCACTCCTGTTGTTGTAATTGTTCATCATGCTTGGCGTTGCCTTGTGCCGCCGCGCAGAAGTCAATGAACGTCATGTCATAAAACACAGAAGGGCTGAACCGCAATCGGCCCAACCCTATCTGTAAGCAATCCTCAAAGGTTAGCGGTTCCGCTTCACCTTTTTTTTTCCGTGCCTGCGCCCATCAATTCACTGATGGCGTTACCCAAAGATTCGAGGTCGGTCATCTCGATCAGACCAAGGAAGTCGTCCAGCTTGTACTTGAACGCTGCCTCTGCGTGTTTCGCTCCACTCTGTGCCATGTAGTACACAAACGTACCGACATCCACAACGTCGTCACCGAGGTTGCTGATGTCAATCTTTGATTCGCGCTTGGCGTTAGCCAGGGCGCGCATGTCACAACGCAAATGAAACTCTTTGCCGCTAAGCTCAATCTTCATTAGGCGACGACTTGCGTGATGGCTCCGGTAATCTCGAACGTAGCGCTGTATGTCACGTTGTCTTCTGTGCTACCGCTCACCTCAAGGCTTGTGCAAAGGCCATTGCAAGTGTAGTTGTAGTCGTCAGAAGCGTCGTCAAAACCAAACACCAAAGCGACAGCCGTGCGTGCGTCAAGTGTGGTGAACAGTGTTCCACCTGCGCCACCTGCGCCGTCTTCGTCAACCAATCCGGACACGCTGATGCTGCCTGATTTGAGACCGCCCAACAGCTCACGGTATCCGGTGCTGTCTTTAGTGGTGATGTCGCGCGTTTCCATGCTAATGGAAATGCTTCCTTCTGTCTGGTCGGGCAGTGCTGTCCCTGCTACTTTGAGCAGGAACACAGTTCCATTGAGGATAGCCATTACTTCTTTTCTTTTGTGTTGTTGGCGATGATAGCGTTGAACAACAGGTCCATGTATGCGAACACTCTGTCATCCTTAATGCTAGGCGTCAAGTTCACGACGACCTTAGCGAAGGCCATAGCTGCTAACAGCAACTCAGCCCAGTATTCCATGATGAAATCCATAGAATGAAATTAAGGACTATCGCTGAACCATCCTGCCGCTTCCGCTTCCTCTTGCGTCAATACTTCTGAGGCCGCAGGCATGAGATACTGAAATGCCACGACGTCATTGGTTGCGATGTAGTAGGTCATGGCCGCACGCTCGTCCACTTCCAGCTGTGGGAACAATGCCACCAGCGCAGTCACGTCCCGCTGTGGGTGTACCGGGATCGTCAAGGTATCGTCACCGACCACCGCCCACTGTCCAGTAGTTGGGTGTTGGATGGTGGCAAGTAGCTTGGTCGTGACGTGGCCTGGTGGTTGCAACACCTTTGGCAGCTTCAGATTGTAAAGCTCCGTACTGATGCCGTCAGCGCGTTGCTCGCTGGTCAGGTTTAAGCGTGCTTGAACGGGTAGGTATACGGTAGCCATTAGTAGATGCTGTAATATGTATTGGTGTCGTCAGCCAAATCGCCGATGGTTATGCTGTTGACAGGCCATAAAATGCACTCGTTCAAGTTGAACTGCGCATAATTATTTCCGCTGTCCTGACCTATGCGAATGCGGTCAATAGTTGTTACCGTTTCTGTAAGACCGCTGGCGCTTGTAGCTGCATCGCCGTCAAAGTCACCGTTTAAAGTATCGTTTTGCCAATCCCATAAACCAACGACCAAATTTTTAACGCCTGTGCTTGGTGCAATAACGGGTACAAAACTTCCTGTACTACTTCGGCCATTTATACGGGTTTCGTTAGTGGAGGTCTGGTAAAAGATTTGGTTACCAGCAGCTTGGCTAGCGCGCACATTCAACATTGTTTCTGTACCCGTGCCTGTCGCCGCATTAACAAATGAGACAGTCATTCCATTTGATGCGCTGATGTTTAAACTTGATAATTCGAAGTTATCGTCGGAGCCGTCAAACTGAAGCGCCGGCTTGCCGTGTTCGGTGATGACCGCCG